GTTTACATTCTTCTTGTACCCAGACTGCTTGTGCATCTCTCTGTCACGCAAGCGAGGCTGTGTCCAAGCTGTGTTGTCATCTATAAACGATAGAAAGTCCCAGGCTTTGGACAGCAGCCCATCACCGATCAGGTATTCTTTCTGCGAGGCAAACACATAGTTCTTAGAGTTACGCATCAGGAAGTAGTTCCTGGCGAGCATAGCTCCTGCTTTGTAAGAGAAACCTTTACGTCGTGCCTTAAGCACGACCATGTGCTTGTTTGTTTTTCTGCACTCGTCTACCGCAGTGAAGTACTCGTGGTCTCCGTCGTAGAAGGCAGGAAATGTTCTTTCTCTTTTTGCGATCTTGGTACCATCTGCCATGTAATCGTCTACCACGCGGTCGATGGGGCAGAAGTTTAAATAGAAATAGTGGTATCCTGTTATATCTAAATATCCCTGGATGCATCGTTCTTTTTGTTCGTCCCAGTAGTCATAGTACTCCTTAGTACCTGGCATGGCATCAGAGTAGAAGCCAAAGTCTAGGTAGTGCTGTGCAGCAGGAGAATACTTGATACTGTCTTTAAACATTACTGTGAGTACTTGTTGGTCACAACCCCACCTCTATTCGG